ACCTTGTGCCCGCAACGCATCAACGATACGGTCCACCTCACTCATGCTACGCCCTTTAGGGGCCTCATCCTCACCAGAGTAGCCACCAAACTCGGGGCCAACACCCGCAAAATCTCCACCACCAGCCAACGCGACGATGCCACCACCAGCAGCGGTGATGATGTTGTCCTGCGTATCTTCAGGCAGCATGTTGAACGCACCGCCCAGACCAGCACGCATGGAGACGCGCTGAGCAAGCTCACCGTCAATCATCTCAAGACGCTGCTGGTCCCGGCTATTGAGCGCCGCCATGCGGGCTTGTTGGAGCTGAGCATCACTCAGATTGGAGATGATGTCATCAACGTTGTATTGGCTCGTGACATCGCCACCCTCGGCGTAACCATCAACTTCACCACCCTCGCTGAACATCCTGCTCGCAGCGGATAGGCCGAGCAAGCCGGTGCCCAGACCAGCGATCTGACCCGTGAGGCTGCTTGGAGGTTGATAGATCTGCGTGGTGGACTGCTGCCCCAGAGGCATGCCCCGGATCATGTCGGACATGAAGCCCAACTGCTTGTACGGGTAGTTCTGCTCGTTCAGGAAGTCCTGATACGCCTGAGTCAGACCCTGCTGACGCAGCGCTTGTTGCTGACCACCCAGTTGGCTCTGCAGACCAATGATGTCCTTCTGTTGGCCAAACTCCTGACCGCCCAGCGCACCCAGTTGACCAGCCCCCTGCAGTGCGGTTTGCAAACCTTGCAGACCCAGACCAGCGCCGTACTGGCGTGACTGCTCACGCAGTTGTTGCTCACGGGCAAACTGCTGCTGCGCTTGATCGAACGCCGACATGAACCCACGGGCACGGATGTCACCCAGTTGAGTGCCCAGATTGCGCTGACGCTCGGCTTCAATGATGGCTTGACGGGAACCGCCAAAAGCACCGGCACGAGTAGCCTGTGCTTGGTCAGCCATGCGCTGCATCTCAGAGGACCGTTGCGCCTCCCGAAGCTGCGGCTCCATCGCCATTTCAACAAACGGGTTCATGTACTGAGCTGCGCGCCCAGTGGTGAACTGGCCCATCTGGAACGGACGGTATTGGGTACCCAGCGCGCCCAGCGAAGCAGCGCCAGCCAGTTGACCACCGAACTGCCCCAGTTGAGACGGCTGCATGCCAGCAGCGGTCTGCATGGCTTGCTCTTGCAGAGGGGAGAACCCGGCGATACGCGGGGCCTCATAGCGCTGATACGGGGCGGCAGTTACGGCCTTGGCCTTGGCCATCGTCTCCTGCGCATACGGCTTGGCCCAATCAGGCAAGTCAGTGACCTGCGTTTGCGTAGCCGGTGCGGAGCTGCCGCCGCCGTCATAAACCCGGCGCGTGCTGGTGAGGCGACCACCTTCACCGTAGCCATCGAATTTGCTTGGAATGATCATCGGGTCACCTCAAAGAATTTCTGGTACATCACGCTCTGTACCTCATAGCCATATTTGTGTGCAGTTGAGCGCCATCCGGGGCGACCAACGAACTCGATGCCAGCGCAGCCAGCATCCTTAGCAAACCGTGACGCCACATCCTGCATCACATCTTCAACTTGACTCATCGTTCCCGGCTCCATCGCGCAGTACTGCACGGTGAGCATCTTGCAGCGGGGGTACGTCTTGATCTCCGTGATCACGTGCCCATAAATAACTTGAGCATCGTGCGCAACCCACAACTGCATCTGACCAGACAACACCATATGGATGATGTCATCCGCCGTAACTCGGCCCCGCGCCCACTGAACAGAGGTCTGCAGATACGGAATCAGCGCCGGAATCAGCGCTGTCACTCCTCCGTGCGGGACCAGAGAGATGTTCATGCCGGGAGGTATTTATCAGCCCGCGAGTTCTTGGCGACGTTACCTTTGCCAGTGGTCTTCCCGCGCACCTTCTGCACACGGTCCATCATGGCGTAGAGCTTACGTGCACCTGCCTCGGTCGAGCCATTACCCAACTCAGAGACGATGCGGGCAGGCACCACGAACTCACCATCAGCAAGACGCGCAGGTTGCTTTCGCCCAATCACAGCGGGGATGGAGTCCGACACGCCATCACCGGGGCCACGCAGCAGACGACCGCCATCAGAGTAATCGCCCAGATGCGACAGGCCACCCTCCGCATACATTTCCGGGCCATTAGCCGCCATCATCTGCATGTCATTGCGCATCGACATGTTCTCAACAGGACCGCCATCGGCCATCATGGGCATCGAGGTAGTGGGCTGCTGAGCAATCGTGTACGTCGGGTTGAAGTACTGCTGCTGGCGACCAAAGTCCTGATTGAGTTGGCCATACACAGGCACATCAGGCTGCGGAGTCGGAGAGACCGCGTTGGCGTTGAACTGCAACGGGACCTGCGGCGCAGAAGGTTTCGCACCGGGAGGTTGCGCGGGTTCGCCACCAAACAGCATCGGGGCGGCTAGTGCGCCGCCGGTCATTGCGGCACCTTTTGCCCCACCCAGCGCCTCAAGCCCAGCGCCAAAACCAGACGCCCCCGCAGCGGTTTGACCACCTCCAAACATTGTTTGAAAGCCTTTGCCCATCGTAGAGAACGGGCTTGCTTGTGCCGCTTGAACTGCTTGTGCGGCATCTCCGCCAGCAAGGGCCGCTTGAGTGCCAAGTTCTTGCGTTCCTAATGCAGTCATTCCTTGTGCCAACCCAGCCCCACCATAAGCACCAAGGCCAGCCATCAAGCCCTTCTTCATACTGCCCGTAGCCAACCCCATGCCGCCACCCACCATCAGCGCAGCAAGCGGCGCACCAACACCCGTAGCAGTCAACGCAGCACCCGCCACCATGGGCAGAATGCTAGAGAGGAACCCAGCTTCAGCAAGCCCCGTGTCGGGGTTGATGGTCAGCGACCCACCGTGTGCCTTGGCAAGCGCTTGAAGGCTCTTGATCTCATCCATGGACATATGGACGAGTTCTGTGTCGGGGCCACGGCCCTTGGAGGCAAGATGTTGTGCGGCAATTTGCAGGCTCATGAGCGCCTCGCGTGACAGGGGTTAATCGATAGTATCATGGGGGGTTATCAGAGGCAATTAGCGGCTGATCTCTTCCCAGTCCAGAGAGCCAAGCACTTGATCCCCGTTGGATGCGGAGGTGCAAGCTAGCGTCAGTTCATAAGCGGTCGGGGTAAACGGGTCACGCTCAAGCTGCGAAGTAAACAGTGCTTCTTTAAGGATGTCCACGCTGCTGGACCCCTGATTGGAGCCTTGGAAAAAGCCCGTCGCCAAAATGCGCCCGCCGGTGCTGGAAAAAGCTGTGCCGGTGGTGTTGTATTCCACCGCTGAGTTTGCGCCTGCGCTCACCCAAGTGCCGCCGGTCGTGGTCCCGGAGGCAACCACTTCCCACTTGTAGTTGGCATTATTTGTAATACCTAAGATGGATACAGCGGTCAAGATAACGATTGCATCCAGCCGCGTTGTCTTCAGGCGGATTGACACGACGGGGTAGAACGTCCCGGCAGTAGTCAGCGTGGTTGGGGTTGTGATGGGGTTACCCGCAGTTGCCTGAAGACCCCGCAACTCATATCCACCCTCAGAGATTACAGTCGAGCAGACTTGTTTTAGCGTGCTGGCTCCGGTGGTCGCCGCCGTGTTGGTCATCTCATACCGCAGGGGCAACGAGGCGGTAGTGATATAGGTAGTATTAACTAAGTTGGCGTGGTTGAAGTTGTGGCACGGGACAAAGGAACCGTTGATGATGAAGCCCGTGCGGACCGTGCCGAGACCCAGCCACTCAACGTCCATGTACAAAATCTGCGCCTTAGACGAATCCAACGTCAGGCCCGACGGGCCGGTGCCATCCATCGGGTCTTGGTTCCAGTCAGCCTGCGCCACCCGGGTGTTAACCACTGACCCCGTCACGCTGCTACGCTCGACCATGTAGTTGGTGGGGCCGTCCCGCTCAAAGTAGATGCCGTTGGCAGCGCCGTAGTAACCGACGCGCTGGCGCAGACCCGCCTTGGGATCACCCAGCACAAACGTGCTCATCACCAACAGGCTCTTGCCCGGCTGATAGGAGAAGACTTTGATGGTCTCACGGATGATCTGATCGCCGCTGGCCGAACCAACCGTCAGGTTGATCAAGCCTTCATCTGCGCTGAACGTAGCTGCTGCGGTGCCGGTGATGCTGTTGGCCCACAGGTTGTTGTCCGCGTAGCGGTGGGAAGAGTCGAACAGAGTCAGGGGGTTGCTGACCCGCAACCGCCCAAAAGCGTCTACGTTTGTGCCGCCGATTGATACGGGAATTGTTTCCATAGAAGCCACCAATTGACCCAGAATGTTGTCGAGTCGGTTGAAGTACAGGCGCAGAACGTCAGCAAACTGATCGTGATAGCGCTTCTCGTAATCAGGCGGCGCGGTGGGCAGGCGCGGAGCGACAACCCGGTTGAGTTCAAACTCTGATGTAACGATCAAGGTCATCAGCGTCTTCCATCAGGACGGATGTCGATAGCCGGGACACCCAACTGCCAGTTCACACCCAAGCCGTCGGAGCTGACTTTGAACGCCATCTGCCGCCCACGAATGCGGGTGTACACAATCTGAGTGAACTGCTGCACCGTGTAATTGCGCTGGCCCTGATAGTTCTGCGTGCTGGTCACCGTCGGCGTATCCGCAGTGCTGTAGTCGGCACCGGGGTTCTGACGCGGGCGCAGCGTGAACGTAACCTGCGGATTATTGACGTAAGAGCCATCGAACGTGATGTCGGGGATCATGCGCCACGCAAAGCCGTAGTTGTGTCCGTCACCGATGTTGAAGTCGGCAGACTGGATGTAAGCACTGATCGGGCTGGGCGGGTTGGTGGTGCCGTCATCCACGCCACTCTCGTGATACACCAACTGATTGAGATAGCTGGTAGCAGTCGGGAAGTCGCGCAGGGGCGTATCCAGCCACGCGGTTCGACCAAGGGTGCCGTAAGACCACACGCGCTCAAGGTGGTTGTAGATGACGTAGCGGTCAATCACCGTGGAGTTGGCCGAGCAGTAGAACCACCAGATTTCGTTGTAGCCCTCGTTGGTACCGGCAAAGAACTGATACTGCTGCTGAAGGTTGATGTCACCAAAAATGTATTGGCGCAGCGGGCAGTACAGCGTCTCCACACGACCGGAGTACATGTAGAACTTATCCAGCCCCATCCAATACGTGATGTTGGATGCTGTAGCGGCTGCGTTCGGTCCAGCAATCGATGTGTTGTAGCCCAAGACCTGAAAGCCCCACACGAAAGGCGCCCCAAGGTACTGCATGGAGTAGATGGCCGCATCCGTCCAGACCAAAATCTCCTGCCGGGTTTGCTGGTGAGCAACGATGCTGGAGCCGGTAGACAGGCGATAGCTGCCCGCCTGATTGGTGGCCGCAGGGGTCCATGTGGCGTAATCTTCTTGATCAGACCAACGGACTAAAAGCGGGTCAAGCTCAGCGGAGCCGTAGTCGTTGCAACCAAATACGATCACAAAGCGCGAAGAGTCCGAAACGGTCACTGCGTTACAGATGCTGGGGCAACCTGTATCAGTCTGATAAACGCCGGAGCTGGTAGAAGAAAGAAGCCCTGCGCGGTCGTAAATCAGCGGGTTGGCGTTGACAGCCCACAAGTACAAGGCCCCACCACGGGGATTGATGATCAAGTCTTGACCGTAGTTGCTCTGACTCCACAAGCGAAGCTGCGCTCCAACGCCGGAAGTTGCGGACTGGCCCCAGCCGGTAGCGTTGCTGTATTGATTAACGGTGGTACCGTCGGCATGCGACACAGCAGTACTACCCACGCCACGAGTGCAGCCAGTGAAAGTAGTTGCAGTTTTACCCGAGTACGTGATGTACTCGCCCTCGATACCGATTGCACCTGTCGCAGTAAAGCCCGTCGTAGAGACAACCGTGATGGTTGTAGCGCTGTCGTTGAGCGCACCGTTCAGTGTCGTCGTTGCGGAGATCGTAGTCGTGCCGCCGTATCCACCCGCGCCCCACCCTGTGAGCGTGGTGTAAATCTCTTCACCAATAGAAAGCTGATAAGCAAACGTAGCCGCGCCTGTGGTGCCTGATGACGTAGCCGGGGCACTAACTGTGATGCTGTAGCTGACCGAATCAATATAAGTGATACGGAACTCTTTGTTCAGCGCAGATGCCGGAATGCCATTGACTGCGCCACCCACACCGGAGATCGTGACAAAGTCGCCATTCTTTGCGTTGTAGCCCGGGTCGTTCACGATGACGGTGGTTAGCCCGTTGGTGGTCGTGAAAGCGTTGGCCGCAACCGTGCTGGTGTAGCGAATTGGCGTGATGTCGTAGAAGTTGCCGCCGTTGGATTGCTGGATGTAGTACTTCAGGTGCGTGCCCAACCCCATGAGGTTGTAGCTTGCAAGAGTGACCCAGTTCCACAAAGAACGGCAAGTGCCCCAGAACGACCCGGTAGCCGGAGCCAAAGACGTGCCGTTGTTGTAATAGGTACCGGTGTCCCGCGTCCAACCGCCGAGCTTCTCCGGATAGCCCGAGCGAAAGCGCACCTTGTCCATCTCGAACCAAGTGCCTTCATTTGCCAGCGTCGTGGACTCTCTATTTACGCCGGGTTTGAGCTGGAGTTTCTGCAGCGGCATGTGTGCCCCTTATGCGGTCATAACCTCATGCGCATGCTGGATGTGCGCGATCCGGTCGTTCAGGCCAATGGTACCGCCGTTGATCTTTTTTGTCATCCCAGTGTAGTCTTTAGCATCAGCCTCTTTGTTGAGGCTGCGCTTGTTCCAGTACCACCCGGCAGTCAGGGCGGCCCAGCGGGGGGCAAGGATAAGGTCGGGCGAATGGATGAAGTCCTCCCGCAGGGCGTCTGAGGCCAGCATGTAGTTGTCCTTACCGGTGAGCTGAATCAGCCCGCGCCCGTGATACAGCCAACCTTCACCCGTCTCCTCCGGGCCGTTACCCATACGCCCAGCGTAGACCTTGTTGGCGATTTTCTCGGGGTTACGGTGGTAGGGCTGCGCTGCCTCCAGCGTCGGGAACCGGCTCGGCCAAGTCTTCATCAGGCCCTCGGCGGAGTAGTTCATGTTCTCCTCCAGCTTGGTGAAGTTCATGCTCTCATGAGCGCACTGCCCGATGAACGCAGCTTGCCGCTCGGGGGTGTTGATCTCGTAGCGGTGAAAAACTTCCTCCAGCGGCTCGACCCAGTCGATGCTGATTTTGAGTTTGGCGAGGGTGGCGGCGAGGCTCATCATTTGATTGCAGGTGCTTTAGAGAGAAGGTCAGTTTTAGCCTGAGAACCAGCGCTAGAACCAAAATAGTAAGCAATGATGCCGGTCCATGCAGTACCGAGGCTGCCCAGCATCATGAGGATGGCGGGGTTGTTGCTGTCTACCTTGCCCAGCAGCATCATCACCAGAATGCCGAAGAACCCGACGGTGACAATTGCAGCCAGCGCCGGGGGGACAATTGAGCGGGTGGCAGCCTGCATTTCACGGGCGCTCTTCCTGTCATCCACCTCCAGCTTGGCAAAGTTCAGGCCCAACTCCTGAGCCTGCTTTTGGAGTTCAATCTCCGCCACCTTGACCTGCGCGATCTGCTCGGCGGTCAGCTTGTTGTCTTTGATCAGGTCCCCAACCTTGTCCTCATCGACCCCGATGGCCTTGGAGACAACGGAGATTGCCATGCCCGCCAGCGGGCCACCCAGCGCAGTAGCGACAGTGGGGGCAATTTGTTTAAGCCATTCCATTACTGTTTACTCCTTGAAAGCATGGTTGCCGCAATTTGCAAGAGCGTGCGGTACTGCTCCACATCCGGCGGCTCTTCCTTCCATCCCACGGTGATCTGCCCCACGAACTTGCCCTGCTCCGGTGGCACGCTGATGCGGCAGCCGTAGGTCACACCCTTCTGGATATACCACAACCCAATCTCAGACTGAGCGGTCTTGTAAGGGCCGCAGGGGACCTCGCTCGCCATGAGCGCCACGACATCCCGGTTGTTGGCAGCGTTGGCGGTAAACAGCCCGACATCCAATCCCTCATGGGTTTTGTCGCGCCCTTCTTTTGTGTACGCCCGATACAGCACGCGGGTGCCAAACATGGGGTTCACTTTGAAGATGGCGACCACCGCAGCGTCGGTGTTTTTGAAGAGATGCGCGGCGGCATCCTCCACCCGGTCTTCCGCAATGCTGGGGAGCTTCTGGTGCTCTTTGTACGCGCCAAGCAGGAAGGCTTGGTTCTGCCAGATGAAGTAGCCCACGAACGTGAAGACGGCCATCAGGAGGATGGCAAACAACTTGAACGGAGAGTCCACATAACTGAGGACCCGGTCCAGCACCGTGATCTGCGTCTTCTCTTCGCTCACGACATAGCCTGTTTAACGATAAAGATGATGATGAAGCCAAGGATGCAGACCGTGATAGCAGCGCCAACAATCTGCGCCATAAATAATCGCTGGGCCACGACCTTCTTGCGTTCAGCCGCAGCGATTCTCTCGGCCTTTTCGCGGGCCTGCTTGATCTTCATGCGCTCCTTGAGCATCATCTCCCACAATTCGGGGTATCCGCCGTAGACCAACTGATGTTTAAGCGCCTCCTCTGCTTCCCGCAGAGCATTGGCCTGCATCACAATTTCCATCGCCCGTGCGGTGTCGGACTTGCCCGACTTGCCAGCGTCGTTGGCGGCTTTCTGAACTATGTCGCGAGCGTCAAAGAACTTACCAAACTCACCGACAAGACCGTTGATGTCCTTGCCTAATTTGATGGCCTTTTGGATGCCCGCCACCGCAGCCTGCGCGGTCGCAAACGCGGTGATGGGATCGATCATGGTTAGCCACGGAAAAAGAAGATTAGTGCTTGCCTTCGGCAAACACGTTCACAAACACGGTCTCATCTTCCAGCGCCTCAATCTCATGCCACTCATCAGCGACAAGAATTACCGGTTGAGTGTCTTTGGTCATCACCAACTCGCGACCTTCCTTGCGGACGACGCAACTTCCCGCGTGGCACATGGTCAGGTGCGCATACGTATGTTCGTGCGCAGGCAGGCCCTCGCCTTTGTTGGCGTGAAAAATGTTCAACGTCGTGCCGTCTTGGATCACGGTGAAGCGAGGGATAACGGTCTTCACAGCGTCTGCGCCCCGCTCACGGTAGGCGGCTGGTTAGGTGCAAGGTTACACACAAGCTGCGGGCCTTCATCAGGCGCAGGAACGTACTCCGCGACGGGGCCAAAGTCACCAGCAATACACCGAGCATAAATCTCACGCCCGTGCGCGTTTGTGTCGTTGGGGCTGGCGGTAAAAGGCAAAACCCCAAGAACTTCAAAAGTGACCTGACAGTCAATCATGGTGCTGTCGATGTTCCAAGTCGGCGAAGTAACGTTTGTATAACGCATCACGCAATCTTCACAGCTAAGGAGATGTAATAACGGGATTCAGTTTGATTACTACAAGGGTCATAACCCGTTATGCGCGCTATCGCGTAAGTCAACAACCGCCATGTCCCGGAAAGAGCAGTGGACCCCCCGGGCGGTTGCAGCCCAGTGTTGCCGGAATTTACCTTATTTACTGCGCCCAGCGGAAAAGTAATAGAGTAATAACTCCATTGGGTGTTAGGGTACGAACCCGCAGCACCTTCAGAATAAATGACTGATGTGCCCAAAGTGAAAGAACTAATTGCAGACCCGTAGTAGAGCGAAGAACCTGCAATCGTGTTGCCGGGCGTAAGATTCGATGTCGTGTTAACTCCTACCAGCATCACGGACCCGATGGCATCCAGAGACGCCGGAGCCAAACTGGGGGTAGCCCAAGTTTGATCACCCCGCAGGAACGTTGCGCTGCTGGCCGAACCGGAGGCAAGCCGCGCTGTAGCAACAGTGCCCGAAGCCAAGTTGGATGCGTTCAAGCTGGTTAAAGAAGCACCGGAGCCGTTGGGTGCCAGCACATCTGTACCAATAACAAGACCGAGGTTTGTGCGCGCATCGGCAGCAGTCGATGCTCCAGTACCGCCATCAGCCACGGCAAGGTCCGTAATACCTGTGATTGAGCCGCCGGTAATGTTGACGTTGTTGGCGTTCTGCGAAGCCATCGTACCCAGCGTTCCAGTAGCGGCAGCAACAAACGCCGTGGTCGCCACCTGCGTGGTGTTGGTCCCCGGAGAAGCCGTCGGGGCAACAGGAGTGCCCGTCATAGTCGGCGAAGCAATCGTGGGGGAATCCAGATAAGTGTTTTGCAGCCGGAAATTGGTGCCGTCCGTCCACACCGTGCCAGCCTTACCCGCCGGAATTGCCACCCCAGTACCTGCAGCGGTCGTGTTACCAATCACCGTGGAGTTGTAGATGGTAGCGATGTAACTGCTGGCGTTGTAGATGACGTAGGTCTTTTCCGCCGGAGGAGCGTAGACCGCAAAGTTGGCCCCAGTGGTCGTCGTCAGGGCAATCATTTGATTGCGCGACTGATCTTCTGCCCCGTTCAAAGCCGTGAGCGCTTGGTTGGCAGAGACGACTGAGACAGAGGTGTATCCGGCAACCGCTGACTCAATCAGCGTACCAAGGTTGGTGTTGGTCGTAGCGCCCCACGTACCGGCTTGATCGCCCGTCGTGATCAGTTCGATCCGCAGGCTGGGGGAATAGGTGCTCATTACGAGGCTCCTTATTGGGAATTGGGGATATTTTGCCAGCCCGGGTTCTGGGCGTCATCTACCCCAGTCCACCCCGGCGTCTGCGTGTCGGTGATATTGACCCAGTCAGGGTTTTGGGTACTGATGATCTTGATCCAGCCACCGACTCCAAAACGATCCGCCAGAGCGGCGTTCTCGGTGATTGCCACATTGAACCCGGCCACCACGGCGCGGATATCGGCGCTGTTCAGGTTTTCAGCGAGAGAAAACAGGAAGTTCGAGACCACCGCCTGAGCGTCCTCTGCAGACAGATTCTCAGTAATGGAGTCCACAAAAACAATCCCTGCCACACTCAGATCGGCAATTGACGCACCCTCAGAAACCGCCTGCGCGAACTGGGCAGCGACAACCGGAACGTCGGCAACGGAGACGTTCTCCATCACAGCCTGCGCGAACTGCGCGGCAATAGCCCGGGCGTCGTCTAGATTGGCGTTCTCAGTGATGGACTGAAGGAACGCGGACTGCTGGGTGCTGGAATCGGCCACCTCCAGAATGTCCTCCGTGCGGGACTCCAAAGCGGCAAAATAGTCCACGTTGACGTCGGCAAGCACGGTGTTCTCCGTGACGGACTGCGCAAACTGAGCCGTGATGATTGGAGTGTCCGCCGGGTCGGAGTTCTCGGTGATGGATTGCAGGAAGGCGGACTGCTGGGCGCTGGCGTCGTCCATGCCCACGTTTTCATTCACGGCCCCAAAGAACACCCCAGCGGTGGACTCAACATCCCCCATCGTGACATCTTCAGTCTGGCTCTGGAGGAACACGGACAGTTGGGCGCTGGCATCGTCGGAGGTAATGTCTTCAGTGATGGAGAAGACAAAGTTCGTCCCTGCCAGTGAGGCAAACGGCGATTGGGCGAAGCTTGAAATACCGAACATACTTATTCCGGCGGAATGAACTCATCACTGCCCGCATTGTAGGTATACCCTATGCCTGCATAACAGCCCCGGAACGACCCGCTGTACGAGGTCTGCTTCCAGTCGGTGCCGGGAAACAGCGACCTCATGAACTCCACGCCCACAGGTTCGCTCTCAGGAAATGGCAGGTTCCCCAGCGCGTCGTTGCTGACAACGAGCACATCAAGCACCACGTTGTTCTCATCAAGTTTTGCAAAGTGCGCCATGATCTTCAGAACGTGATTGAGCCGGAGCCGGTCCAAGTGTAGATTTTGTAACCGCCGGTGGTAGAGAAAGACGGGGAGCCGGTTGTTGCAGTTGCGTCCTTATAACTATCTGCGTACCTGATGACTACAATCCCTGAGCCACCATTGCCTGCGATGGGTCCGACTGTATCGGTCCAACCACCGCCGCCACCACCCGTATTTGCAGTTCCGTTAACGTTGGGTCCACCACCGCCACCACTACCGGCAGTTCCACCCGCTCGCCCAGCGCCACCGCCACCGCGAGTTACAGCAGAACCAGTAATCGACGAAGAAAGGCCATTACCACCGTTGTTGCTGCTACCCGCC